CTCAGCTTGCATGCCTGCAGGTCGACTCTAGAGGATCCCACCTTTGAGTTTGCAAGTTCACTCCGCTCAACAACGTGACGTACGCCTTTGTCTGTGTATGTGAAAATTGTCCCTTCTGAAATTCGATTGTATAAAGTCCTTTTGCTTATCCCCTGCTGTTTGAGGTAGGTTTCAAGTCTCATTTAAAATAATTTTAATTGCCCGCTAAATGCTGCCGGGTTTAGTTTCCAAACTGTATTATTATATCCTGTCTGAGGGTTCTTCCTTGCTGTGCCGTCTGTGATTAATAGCTCACCTTCTCTTAGTTCATTAAGTCTTGCAGATACGAGGTGAACAGGTATCTTGGTAACTTTCTCTAATTCCTGCATAGTCAGTCCCTGCCATCCTTTAATAGCAGCGACACGAATATGATATATAATTTTCTCGTAGCTTTTTTTTCTGTAGCCGCTTTTTATGAGGACATCCTTCCACGACTCATCACGCATCAGCTCCGAGTACCACCCTGCCCTGACTCTGCTACCCATAATATGGACCTAATGGATAATCCGAATCCTCAATTCCATCAAAGTCAGCTTTCAACTGGTCGAAACAAACATCGCAATAACCCTTATTGATAAATTCAAACTCAGTCGTCCCTGCAGAGAACAGTCCGCAGAGACCACAATATCCTTGACCCATTGCGTGTTTAGAGCAATAAAATTCATTTATATAATCTTCTTTTGTATAGTCATACACTTTGCAAGTGATACTTTCTTCACTGCACCCATTGACTTGGCATTTCGGCTGTCCCGCATCGGTGTCAATGTTCCTCTCAAATATTGCGTCCATCTTTTTTTTGTTTTGATTTCTTGACCGGGTTAATATTAGAGTTAGCAATTAATTCATTTCGCTTTCTGAAAATACTGTCTGACGTATCAGTTGGAATGTGATTCGGCGTTGCTGCCGTCTGCTTCCATTTCTTAATGTTCGGAAGTTTGAAGTTACTTAGTGCGTTGGTTTTCTCTCTCACCGCTTTAAGTTTTATTTTGTTTTAACTCGGATGCTCCGGGCTTGGCATCCGACAAAGGAGAACATTACTAAACAGCGCTGCCCGGATTTAAAAATACAGCACCACCCAAAGCCCTTTTCGAAATCAAAAATCCATTTTTTAATTTATGATTCTCTCTGAGTGGTGTAATTAATGTACCTGTCAGGTCGTAATAAGATTTTGCAGTCATGTATCCGCTCCGATACGCGAGAGCTTCCTCATACGTATCAAATACCACCGGCTTTGATACTTTGTAGCCCTTTGAAATATGATGTGCCAGCCACTTGGCTCTAATCACTGATTTGATGATGAGTATCATTTGGATGCCACCATACTTTTAATTCTTTCCCATTCTTTCTTTCGTTCGATTGACTGTAGAGCATTTTTTTTAATTGTAGCGATACATCTTTTTAGGGCATTTATATCTTTAAGTACGTCACGAACGTTTTTGCGTGTACCGATCCCGATAGGGAGATCTAACATTCTCTCGATTTGTCTTTCCGCATTCATTGTTAACTCATCGTATGGTTTTGGTAATACTTTCATTCCCCTGCCTCCTTGTCCTTTCCGGATGTTTTTGAAGCACCGAAGAATGCGAAATAATCTTCAGCGTTTTTGAACTCAACGAAATTTGTGATTACGATATTGTGACTTGACGAACAAACCATTTTCGATGCTATATCTACGGCATCTCCGAGCGTGAGCATTCCCTCTGTAAACATTCCAAAGTTGCATTCGCCCATACTTTTTTGACTTCTATATTTAGCTACGACGAACCAGTATCTCTTTGAATTTTTCATTTCCCTGCCTCCATAGCTTTTATAATCTTCCGAAGAATAAAAATTCTTCTGTTTATTCCTTGGCGATTTCGCGGATACCAATAAGGGTAGGTGTGGAAAGCAGCTGGTTCGAATTTTTTAACCTCAATAAAAACCGACATAATATCGCCTACGTCGCATAATCCTGCCAACACTTCGCATAGCCCTTGATCATAGTCCAGCTGTTTCCTCATCTCTATAAAATCACTCAATGCTTCTTTGTAAATTCTCAACCTTGTAGCTCTTTTCATTTCCCTGCCTCCACTTCTTTAATATTTGAGATTATTTCTTTATCTCGATAATAAGCATACTTAATCAACTCCGTTCTGTTGTCCATCACAAATACAGCATCGCATTTATCGATTGCTTGTTTCTCCACTTCTATTGGTGTAGCCTCAGTAGCAGTCTTAGTCAGCCCCAGCGGATTCACAACCTCATGCCCTAAGTCCTGCAACTTCTTTTGAACCACTCCGGTCTTTTGCGTCACCTCCACCAGCGATCCCCTCAGATTTGCGATTAAGTAGATTGTCACTTCAACTCCTCCCACGCTTTATCTTCGATGATGAATCTTCTCTAAGAAGGAATAGTCTCATAACAAACCCGCCTGTTTGATATTTTTATTAAAAAGTGGATTCCATACTTTTGTGAAAACGAAATTATATGATAAGCCATAAATACCATGGATGGTGCGAGTTAATCTACGAGGAAATAATCTCTGAACTGTCAGAGGAAGACAAAGAAAGGATAATTCGCAATGCTTCTCAATTAACTCCCGAACAAATACACGAGAAGTTTCAAACCGTAATGCCAGATATATACACTTTCTTAAAAGCAACGACAACTGCACGGCAGAAAAGCAAGAAATGGAACAAACATAAGGATAAAGACTTTCTGTATCTGTTCTCGTTGAAGTGTCTATTAGATGGTCAAGACTTAATGTCGCTGATGATGGATATGCCCATTCACGGGGGCTATCGTGAGGTGGCTGCTTTTTACTCGGTGAAGGCTGTTGAGCTGAAAGCGAAAACTCGGAAAGTGAACTTTGATTACTTTCCTTATCACAAACATATTGACGACGAAGATTAAGATTTTTTGTTAAATCCTCCGTACACATCAAAACTCTCAATGTAAATCTTCTACTATCCTTCATCATTTCAACTCCTCCCACGCTTGTCCGTAAGCTGTTACTATTTTATCTTCTGTTTCCGGGCTGGCTTTTCTTATTCCCGTTATTATGTTGTTAAGAGTTGAGACCGGAAGTCCCGCAAGATTTGCAATCCTCGTAAGAGTAGGTCGCGGAGTTTTAAGTTTTTTGCGAATTGATTTTAAATTCATTGTTTGGCTTGCCATTTGTATATTGTATAAGTTTATACAAAGTTCACGTTCGTGGGCAGGTAAAAAAAGGTAAAAATAAATCCACATACGTGGGCATAAAAGAACGAATAGTTGAATTGCGAAAATCAACAGGAATGAAACAACGTGAATTTGCGGAATGGCTCGGAGTTTCAAAATCTGCGATTTCGATGTATGAACTCGGAGATCGTAAACCCAGTCACGAGTTCTATGAGAAAATGGCAGAGAAACATTTTAACATCAATTGGCTGTTGACTGGTGAAGGAAAGCCATGCATGGATGCTTATGTAGATAAAAGAGATGCTATGCTGGCTACAAAAAAAACTCCTAAACTTGAAAAACAGAAATAATTTACTATGAGAAGAACCGCAGACAAATTCAGCAAAGATGAATGGAAAGTAATTTTGATATTAGGTGTCATAGCAGCTATATTGTATTTAATTTTTAAAATTATTGGAGCGTAAAATGAAAAAGTTATTATTTTTCTTACTATCATTTCAATTAGTGCTGTCCGGCTGTGAGTCAAACAAGCAAGAAGAATTTCTCAATACTGCATCTGCCTACATTGGTATGATTAAAGACTATACCGCCTACGCACCCGATCCGAGTTATTCAGTTAAAAAATTCAAAGAACTTCAATCAGATGTCGATAATTTAAATGTTCCCGACGGATATGAGAAAGGTGAAGAATTGAAACAGGAACTATTAATTCTAATTGATAAAAACATTAAATGGTCTGAGTGGAGGTTTGAACAATCAAAAAAACCGGAGGACAATGTGACCAAAGTTGCATATCATATAATAAAGAACACAAACACCATAGAGGTTGAAAAAATTATTCAAAACATCAACGATGAAATTGAAAAAACAAAACTGAGATGAACTCCGAACCAACTCATAATTTTCAATTTTAATCACCACCTCTTCGAATGTCTCTCATCACCGGTTAAAATTTCATCTGCCGGCATATCATCATCATCAACCGTATCAATGCCCATTCTCTTTGTCAGCCATAGAGCATAGTCGCCTGCCTCCGAGAGGTGAGTTATTTTTTTGTTAGATTTATCAATTGCAAATCCGTCTGTACCTTCTTTCCATTTTACCAACTCCCTATCTTTAATAGTCTCTACGCATCTGTCACTAATGATATACCTTTCTGTCTCAAGAAGTTTATTTGTCCAGTTGACTCTCTCTCGAACCGGTGGATTAGTTTCCTCAAATTCAATGATCGGTTCAAGCCCTGCTTTATAAAACTTTTTCGCAATAATATCAATATCACTGTCTCCGGCTCCAGAGCTTTTGTGACTTCTACCGGTTGCATCTCCGGTTATGATTAATCCCCAATCTTGCTTTAAGTTTGGGTAGGTATCAAAAAGCCGGTTAATAACAACGTCGCAAAGCTCTGCTGTATTGCTGCCGTTAATTTTATACTCTCCCACCTGAAATCTTTTATCACCAACTATAACATATTCCGCACATGTCATGGGAGTGTAGTTAAAGTCAAAGCCAAGCAGAATTGATAATCTTTTTCTCTGTGCAGCGATTATTGATAAAATCAACTCATGTTTTTGCTTGTTCCTTTCACGAAGAAATTCGTAATAAGCCACAACCGCTGCGAGGTTAAGATTCTTACCACACAAATAAACTTCCTGCTCTCTGGCTGTGTATTTTGACTCAAGAATCTTAATGTAATTTTTGGGCAGATACATATGGTTCTCGTAAGTCGTAAATGTATCAGCATAAATTTCGTCCGTTTCGAATTGTTCTAACTCAAAGTATTCATGACCCCAACTCATTTTCTCCGGCTCAGCTGTTCCACCAAGAATATACCTGAGCCATACTGCTCTGAGGTCTCTGATTCTTTCCAGCCATACTTTATATTTATCCTGCGCTATTGAAAACGGCTCGTTAACATCACCACTTGCGACAGTCATTCCTTTGATTGCCTGATCTGCACCGATCACTATTATAGTTGCAACTTCATCTTTCGATTGACCGTGATAGATTTTGAATTCCTGTTCTGACTTGATGTAGTTGTATTCAAGTGCATTTTGCATGCAATGTTTTTCTAACTCAACCACAACCGTTCTTTCAGCAAGACCAATCGTGGGCGACATGGATAAATGAGGTAACGGTCGGTTCACAAATGAAAGCCCGATTGCCTCCGCAGTAAGAGTACAAGTTTTGCCCGAACCGACTCCACCTTTTATTACTTTAGTCTCTTGACTTGCGGCATGCCATCTTCGGGCTTTACCTGTCTCTTTGTCTTGGTCATACTCAGGAAGAATTATCTCAAGTATCTGCGACATGTTCATTGATGTGGTAATCTTCGACTTGTCAGGAAGTGACAATTTCCTTTCCTCAATCAATGCTTGTTGATATAATGAAAGATTCCGCTTAGCCATGTGCGTGCTTTTTTATAAGTGAAATTACTTCCGACTTTGTAACGTCCGGCTTTACTTCCTGCAGGCATTTATATACAGTATCAAAATCAGGATTGACCTCTATCATTGAATTGCTCTTAAGGTCTTTATACATCCGTGTAAGTTGCAAGACTAATTTCATATCGAACCTCGTGCCGGCAACTCTGATAGCTTCCTGAACAAGATGAAATATTTGCGACTTCATCAATTGTTCTCTATCAACTCTCATGAAGCTACTGCCAAGCGATTCATTGTATGCAGTGCATAACACAAGTGCAATATCTTCGATGTAATCTTTCTCAACCTTGAACGCAACGCCTTTGTGCTTGAAATACAATCCCGCTTCCGGTGCAATCAAATCAATCTCAAGAATTTCATTGATGAATTTTTTAATACCCTCCGCAAATTGCGATTCGTCTATATCCTGATCAGGTTTAATCTTGGCTGCCTTATGACCGGTGATTTTTCTGCCGGTCTTTTCGGATGCAATTTTCACTGCCTGTTTTTTTGTCTTACCGGAAAGCATCACTTCTGTTACAAGACTTTTCTCGCTTGCAGTTACCGGGTCTTTCTCACTGCCGAAATCAGAACGCCGTTTCCTGATGCCGGGTCGCTCTGACTTCATTGCACGATAAAGAGTAACCTGTGAAATTTTGTAAGACTTCATTACAGACTGGAACATCTCTTTGTATTTTTCTTTATCAGCAACTTTCAGCTTTCGAAGTTCCGAGATGTCCTGCTTAAACTTATATGTGTTTTTTTCCATTTGTCGGAGTTATTTGAAAAATTATTTTAAATTTTGCACGCTTGAATTACATTATTAATGATGCTTGAATAATCTTCAGGCGGGATGACTAAGTACGGTCTTGCCGGCATAGTTATTGTGTATGCCTTGGTCATAGTCTCTTTGGTGATTCGTTTATGTTGCTTTGATGCAAACACAGTTCGCTTTCTGCCGGTCTTATATTTTTTCTCTCTGAAACGTATAGCACGTGCCGGCATATTGATAGTTCCTCCTTCCTGATGAATCCTTGAATATTGTCTTGCAAGAGGTCCCGGCATTAGTTTGATCATAACACCGTTTGCATCTATGCTTGCCTCAGCTTGTATCTGGCTCATTGCACCTGACACGACTAATGTTTTTGTACCTTTAGCTTTGCCGGTTTTCTTTGATGGTATCCAAGCCGGTCTTCCACCTACTTCAAAATTTTTCAGCACTGATTTCGTTGCCTCAGCTTCAAGAGTCTTCGCGGCTTTAACCTGTGTCTCCTCTTTGAGTGTGTGCAGCTTGGCAGCTATTTTCCTTATCTGTTCATCCATATCACAGTTCCATTTTGATAATTTTCTAATTCGCTGGCTTTGATTTTTCTCGGCGGTTGTTTTATCCCATCAAAGTGCTGAACTATCTCATATCCGTTCTGTACTTCCGAAATGTAAGTAACAACTGTTCTGTACTTCCCGGTATCGTTTGAGAAATAACGAGTACCCCATACCTGAGCAGCGTTAGTGGTATTGAAATTGGTAAACTTGTTTGCATAATCTCTCATGTCTTTTGTCACCTTGCTCCAGTTAATTTCTTCGAGTTTTGAGTCAAGCCATTTTTGATAAATAGAAGCAACCTCACCGGAGTTTCTTCTGAAATTTTCACCGACTCCACCTTGCGTTACTATTTCTTCAATATCAGATTCAGTTGCAGTGCTTTCTATGCCGGTTAGCTCTGCGGCTGTAAGTGGCTTCGGATAACATCTGCAATTAAAATCATTAGGCGGATATATGACAAGCCAGATTGGATCATCAATCAGCCAAACCCTGTCCTCAAGTTTTTCATGTGCTTCTCTTACACGATTGTCTTCTCTTGTCTTGTATTGAATCGCAACATATATTCCGCTGCCCTTTATCTTATGCCAGTAGGAAGCCGACCACGCGGAAGTAACCGCGGTTCTGAAATCTGTTGCAAGATAACCGGCGGGTGGAGTCTCTCCTGTATGAGAATATTTTGAAATAAAACCTGATGCGAGTTTTACAAATAACTCTTTTGGATCGGTGGTTTTTCCGGATACGTCTTTGACTAAACCCGGATCGGTTAAGATTCTCACGGATAGTTCTTTGAGTTTTTCCTGAAGCTGATAATCCAGAACTCCCGCAATCGTAAAGCTCTCAACCATAAAATTTTGAAGCAGTGCCTTTTCAATATCAGTGTAGTTAGTCCTGAACCGAAAAGGATCATTGGAGAATTTCATCACCGGCTTAAGTAACCTGCCGCGATCAAAGGATTGCTTCACACCATTGAATATATAATTACCTGTGCGAAGCATCATTGCGGTATGATCAAGATCAAGCCGCATCACCACATATCTCGTTTCATTCTCTTTGGGTATCCGTCAACTACGATCTCTGACTCCAACTCCGGCGATTCACCTTCAGTGAATGTAAGCGTTGCTTTGCCGTTGGCAATATCCTTCAGATAATTAATTGCTGCATCGTATTTGTCTAACACCCACTCAGGAATTTTATTCGGCTGTATCCTGTCGTGCAGATGCCAAAGTGTAATGCTGTATGTTGTGGACTTAATAGACTCAGGCGGCGACTCCAAAGGAAGCTGCTTGATTTTTGAACGCAGATAAGAATCAACCATGCTCTCTGCTGATTCAATTGCAACAACTAAGTTTGCATCCGTACTATCTGTCAGGTTGTCATAATCTTTCTGACTGATTTTTTTTAGCACGTACGCCTTATCAATGTAGTTACCCATTGTCTGTATCCTCCATTAAATATTCCCGAAGCTCTTTTTCAAAATCATCTTTGATGGTTGATGATGGCGGGACATTGTTCGCAGGTCTTTTATATTCTTCTACTTCCACTCCCATCTGATCAACGATGTTTTCTTTTGTCGGTCTGTAGCCGATGTCCGCGAGATTTCTGTTAACTTCGCTTTGTGTCTTTTTGTCCGACAGCGTTTTTACCTTGATGAACTCGACAGAGGGCTTGTCATCAGTAAGTCCGTATGACATTTCATAACCACGTTTAATCAGCGTCTCAAGAGCATCAGAGATCACTGTCAGATTCGCAAATGCAAAGTCGTCACTTACCCTCTCTTTAATTTCCAAAGCCGCTCTTGAACCGTTCTTACCCATCTGAGTAGTCTCTTCCTCTCCAAGCGTGACCAGCGTTATTTCTGAGTTCCAATGCTTGATAGTTTTCAAAAATATATCCGCACCGGTTCCTTTCGCATTATCATTCAAAAGTGAAATGTCGCTGTTCTTGGGCATGACCAAGTAGCCCATCGCCTTAGCAACCTTAAATGCTTTTAACATCTCCTCCTTTTGTCGAGGGTTGACAGAGTCGTACTTACCAATTTTAGTTGGTGCAGCAAATTCTTCTATGAATACGCTCATGTCTTTTGTATGATAACTCTTGAGATAATACAGCAGACACAACGCAATATAAATCCCGTCCATGAATGCGTTCTCCTGATCACCGTCAATAGAAAATACCTGCAGTAGTTTCATTGGATGGATATTGACTTTCGTCAAGATACCTATGTCATATCTGTCAGGGTTGGCTTGCATGAAATTTCTGATGTCAAGAGCAGTAAAAGAGTTGATGTCGAGGATGGAATATTCGAGTGTCTTTTCGTTGTAGATGTAAAGCTCATTCGGTATAGGTCTGATCTCTTGCGGAAGTATCATGCCGTTAACATAATACCAGTTGATCTCGAACTGTTTTATACCTTTTGTATTTGCTTCTACGCAGTCGGCAAAAAATCGCTTTAGCTTCATACCCAGATGAGAGATCATTTTATCTGCGTATTTTTGCATCTTCTCGTTTTCGCACTTCACTTTGAACTGCTCTTTGAGAACCGACACCTTTAATCGCCGGTTAGTTGTCTTAACACGTGCATCCCTTTGCAGAATAGTATCGCAGTACCGGTAGAAGAAATATGGAAAACCTTTTCGCCCAGCTTCGATGTATTCCAGAAGCGAATCGGATTCTATTCCTGAAAATTCCTTAGTGAACAGATCATATACATATTCCGGATTATTTGTCTTAATCACATCATGTGAAAATTCCTCCCGATTGGGTTTTTTTCTCTCAGGAGATTTCCCGAACTCCCATTTAAAAATCTTCATTTTGCTCTTACGTTTTTTTTGAACAATATTTTTAACGATTTTTTACTCTAAAATTACTCTTTTGCCGGACTCCCAAAAACCGAATTTCGCCATATCTCGTTTCTAAGCCACGAAATCGGGCTGAGGCATACAATCATACGGCTTAAAAATTTGAAACAGTTGCAACAAAAGGGGTATCATATGCAACACCGTGCAACACTCATGCAACACTCGTGCAACACTCATGCAACACCGTGCAACAAAAAAGGGGGTATATGCAACACCGTGCAACAACGTATTTTCTCAAAAACGTTTTTTACTGACCGTTTTCGCCACTTTTCCGCTAACTGTGCTCATTTTTTGTATTTTTTTTATGAGGAAACCCATTTTCCGTGCTGTTTTTTAACTTTTCGTGCAACACCGTGCAACAAAATGACACATCCTAAATCAATTAAATAGCTCACACTGGATCACGTATGCTTTCTCACGTCCGGATTTTGAATACAAATTCTGAGCTTCAGCTTTTGCCCGGTAATTCCCGCCGTCAAAAACGAAGCCCGCATCTCCATTAAATTCGTTCCAGATTATATCGCAGACTTCAAGAGGGTGCACATTCGTCTCGTCCGTTAATCCGCCGATGTAAACATTGAATCTGATCGACAACAAAGCCGGGTATCCGTCCGTCAATGTTACCTTGCCTCGCATCGTAACAATCTCTACGAACGCACAGGGAAATTTGACATTCCATTCCTCACCGTCAAACTCACCGGCATACTCTGCTGCATGTTCCAAAATCGGTTTTTCATCTTCATCCTCCAGCTCGCTTAGGTATTCGATTATCGCATCAAGTGCCTCTTTGCTTTTCATGATTTTTTTGTTACAAAAATACCGCCAAGCCCCTCAATTGAATATTGCAAACGTCCGATATAGCCTATTTAGGACACAGAGTATTTTTTACTCATACTCGTTGATATATTTTTGTGCATGAATTTTACAGATAAATGGTATCACGTTTTTTCGGCTGGAGTTTACAGCCGCTGGGTAATCAACGAAGAAGGCAAGATGGTGATGGAGGAATACGAAATCACCGAACAGCACGTTAAGATCATTGCTGACAGTTACGATCCCGATCTATACGAAGCATCCTTCACGCTCGGACATGTGGGAACAGGAGCACCTGCTTTCGGCTGGGTAGGTAAGTTAAAAGCTGAAGGTCATAAACTGTTTGCACAATTCTCTCACGTTGATGAATCTCTTGCGAATGCTTACGCAAACAAGAACTACAAGCGTTGCTCAATCGAACTTGATGAGGTGGATGGCAAAGACCCCTATCTTGTCGGTATCGCTGCGACCAACAAACCCCGCGTTCACTCACTCCCTGCGATGACTTTCAGCAGAGAGAAATCTGCTGTTTACGACATGCCGCTTAGCGATGATTTTAAATTTTCTGCACAACCAAAACCAAAACCCATGAACGAAAAACTAAAGTTACTTGCAAGCTTGTTCTCTCTCGAAGTTGATGAGCAGAGCAACGAAGATGCAGTCCTTGATAAAATCATGACAGCTGCAAAGGATAAGTTCGCCGCCGATGCAGGAATGATTAAAAAGGATGAGTTTGAAAAACTGCAATCTGCTGCAAGTAAATTTGCGACAGAAGAATTGATCAGGCAAGGCAAGATCAGTCCTCCGCAAAAAGATTATTTCGAGTCGAGTTTCAAAAGTGATTTTGAAGGCACGCTCACTACAGCGAAATCTCTCCCGGTATTACCTGAGAGACAAGCTGACGTAGTACCCGGAGGCACCGGCGCAATCACCGATCCCGGTATTGATAAGTTCACATTGCCGGACGGTAAAAAAATCGAGAACTATGATCAGTACGCCGATGCTCTGATCGACAACCCGGAGCTCGCCGACAAGTTCGAACAGTCCGATCTCGAAAAACTACCGGGATACAAGAAGTACAATTATTGATTCAGCTTTTTTTCACACGGTCGCAGGGGAGTTTCATAAAATAAACAAACTTTAATCACATGCCACTCAACATAACTTTAACAATCCCTTTAATACTTAAGGGACTCTATGAGTCGCTCGGTCTATACAACAAATGTAACAGATCGTATGACTCCCGTGTGCAATCGCAATGGGCATCCTCTGTTGATGTCCCGCGTAACCCACAGCTCGTGGTCAGAGACACAGCCGCAGCATTAGGTTCTGCCGACCGTAAAAAAACAAAGGATGATATTGATACAATCAATATTCCTTTCCAAAAAAGGATTATTCATATCACCGATCAGCTCGAAGGTAATTACGAAACCAATGGTGATTCTCTCAGAGCTTTCACCGCCGATGTAGTCCGTGCCTTCGAACGCGACTTTAATAACCTCTGTGCAAACGAAGCACTTGCTAACGCAGTCGCTGTTGGCGGTGCTGCAGTAAAGCCGTGGGCTGCTAACGAACTGCAATATGCAGACCTGAACAAAATTAATCAGTACTTCGACGGACTCGAAGTACCGAAAGAAGAAAGGGTCGTAATCATTGACAACGATGTGGCAGATCAGTTCAAAAACATTGATGTTGTAAAGTCAGCCGTTGCATTCAATAAAGACCTTCTCGAAAAAGGTGTTGCAGTTATTGATAACGTGACTTACATGATCTCTGCTAATCTGAACAAGGTAAACGGTAAGCCCGCTCTTGTCGGACTTTGGACAAAAGCCCTGGCATTCATCATTAAAAAACACATGGATCGCAAAGAAGTTTGGGACACAGAAGAAACCGTGACTCATGTGGACTTCATCGGGTACGTTGCTAAAAAAGTAACATACACCGAAGGAAGTATGGCTCTTGTCAGACCATAAGACCATGAGTTACCGCGGCACGGGGTGAGCCCGCCTGACAGCTTAATCGCCCCCACTTTTTTGAAATCAAATTTTATTTCAATAATGAAAATCAAATCATTCTTTTCTTTCTTTGTCGTTTGCCTCCTGATGACTGTTGCTTTTTTATCCGGAGGCTTTTCTCCTCCGGATGCAACAGCGCAAAGCGTCTGGTCTTACACTGACTCAACCATCAAAAATGATTCTATCCTGGTCGTCAGTCCGCCTGCAACGTTTACTGCAGGAACTATCACCGTCAAGACCGGTGACGCAGCGGATACTCTTACATTCCAACACAGAGTCAGCTATACAAGTAATTACGTTACTCAGCAAGTGGTTGACCTAAGCTCAGGCAATGCTGTATCATCAGCTGTCATTGTTCCGGCAAACACGACAAGACAATACAAATTTACTACACCTGTAATCACCGGTGTACGCATTATATCAACGACCTCAGCCGTCACAGCCGGTCGAACTGATTTCTGGTTTAACTTTATCAAGCCGTTTTATTAACACGTTTCCCTGCTGAACCAAGTCTGCCGTCTCAATCATATTGAGCGGTGGACTATTTTATTAACTTTAATCAACGATCATGACAAAAGCAAAAACGCCAACTGTAACTAAAAATAAAAAAGTGGTAAAACCGCCGACTCCTCCTGAAGATAAAGCAAAGGTAACACCGCCGACTCCTCCAGAGGATAAAGCACCGGCAGCACCACCGACTCCTCCTGAGGAAACAGCACCGGAAACAAAAAAGCTGACAAAGTTTAAAGTCGTTGCTACTCTGCACATCAGCGAGGAAGTTGTCGCAGAGAATTTCAAAGAAGCTTACGAATCAGTCGGAAAAAATAAACTGAAAGACTATATGTCATTTCAGAACACTACTGTTCTCGGATAATAAAATGTCTCAAGACGAAAAAAATACGAATGTGACTCTTAGAATCGGCTTATTCATCATCTCACTGTTAATAGCAATAGTCGGCTGGTTGACCGTCGATAAACTCAGCTCTATCGACAGCAATATCTCTGACATCCGCAAAGAAGTGAAAGAACAAAGTGGCATCCTGCACAATCACGAAAGAAGAATTTCTATACTTGAGGAAAAAGATAAATGAATCCACCTAAACCAAATTTTAATCCGCTTGTG